ACCATTCCGGTGGGTGCTGATACAGAAATAGACGTGGCGTCGATCAGCTTCAGCATGCCCATATGGTTGTCACCACCAGTTAAAGTTTCTAAACTAGGAGTAATACAAAAAATTATTATGAGTGTGTATGATGATAATGGAGGTATTGCTGAAGGATTAATCGATGGTACTCTAATATCAAAATCTTATGTGACTCCTAACAATTATGCTCTATTATTAACAGGTAACCAGTTAAGAATATTAGGCAGTACTGGCACTAATGTCAGTTCAGGTGGCGATGGATTCTATACAGGTGCTCGAGCAGAAACCACTCTAGATCCTTTTGAACAGTTCGGACCTCCAATTAATTGGAACATATTATTAAACCAATATGGAAGAATCACAAATGGGTTGAGCCAAATAAAATTAGAACAAGAAAATGGCAACGAAGTAGTAGGTACTATATCAGTATCTCCTCTAGATGAAACTATTTTATTGTTTAATATCGACGGAGATACAATACCAGCCAACACTATAACTTCTGTGAATAAAATTATAAATCCTTTAACATTTGATGCTAGTGCTGCTCCTGCCAACGGCACAAGGTATCTTATCACAGCAGATATAGGAGACAGCACACAATACTGGCAAGGCGGATTAAATGCTCAAGCTAATGATATCGTACAATATAACAGTGCTACCAATACATGGAGCGTGGTATGGGACGCATCGGCATTTGATTCCACAGTGGAATATGTTACCAATCTTAACACAGGTATTCAATACAAATACAATGGCGCAAACTGGGTTAAGAGTTATGAGGGTATCTATATTGCAGGTAAGTGGACACTTGTGCTATAATAATTAAATGCAACAAAATATCATATGCTCTGGTGCGTTGTTCTACGCAGCAAACACGAAAAGATTTCTATTTCTACAACGCAACGATGAAAAAACTCGTGGTTTATGGGGATTGGTAGGCGGACAAAACAAGTACACAGAAAGTGCATTTGAAGGACTAAAAAGAGAAATTCAAGAAGAAGTTGGGTTGACTGCTGCTTTTAAAAAAGTTATACCTCTAGAATTATTCACCAGTAACGACCAAAAATTTTTCTTTAATACATATGTAATTTGTGTGGCAGAGGAATTCCTTCCACGATTAAATGAAGAACACAGCTCATATGCTTGGTGTGCTTTTGAATGCTGGCCAAAAAATCTTCATGCAGGATTGAGAAATACTCTCAATAATAAAAGTATTAAAGGAAAATTACAGACTATATTAGATCTTATAGTTTAACTGTTTCGAATCCAAGGATACCAATAGGCAGTGACCATGTCTATGCATTGGTAAGTGATATTCCAAGAACATTCCATCCACTCTAATTCGTAGGTGTATTCTTGAAAATTACCTGCATTAGGTATTACTTCACCATTGAAACCACGTGGGTACGATGGTTGTGTCACTCTAGAACTTGTAAAAAAGTCCAGTGGATTGAACATGATGTACTTATCTAAAAAATTCAGCAATATTAATTGCCTATTTCGTAGAAGCTGTCTATGCCAGTTAATACTGCCAAAACCAAAAGCATTATCAACATTATACCCGCTAGTGCCGCATATACCGGCTCATATTCATGATAGTGTTTGATAATTTTTTGTTTGGTTTTGCTCAACCAACTATTTTCTTGTTCATTGTAGGGTTGCATTTTTTAACCTCGATTGATCACTGAGCCCGTTGCCGAGCTCAGTGTGTCTCGTTTTCTTGGGTATTAGTTTTTAGCTACACCGTTGGTGAAAACTGAATAGAATTTCTGAACATTGTCTTGAAATTCTTTTACATTCTTTTGAATAGTTTCAGGTTTAAAACTTTCCTGAACTTTGTCATTGAACTTCTTCACGTTCTCAACTAAGATTTGAGCTTGTTCTGTGTAGTTCTGACCATTAGTCACGAAATCATTGAATTTCTTTGCTGTATCAATAATATCTTCTGCTGTGATCACTGGTACTTTGAACTCGGCAACCACTTGGTCACCATCTTTTTTTAAGCTCGCTTCGTATTCAGCGTGTTTGATTGTGTAGTTAAATTCAGCGATATCTTTCGCTAAACCTAGTAGATCGGCACGTATTTCGTAGCCGCTTTTTGATTTGATTGACATAACTTAAACTCCTTTCTATGTGTGTGTGTTTGTGTTTTTGTTGTGTCGACTATATTTATAACACGAAAATGGAAATATGTCAATGTCTAACTGTGTTTTTGGTAATTTAAATGCCGAATCGACTTCGTTCTGCACTAAAATTTTGACCAATTTCGGTTGTGTTTAATGCTCTATTGTAAATTCTAACCACACCTAATCTACCACCCCAATACTGACCAAGATCCCATCGACGCATTAATCTTATGCCCTGTGTGCCTGATGCAGCAGTGCCAGAATATGATGTGCTTGTTGCTAAACTATTGTTGACATATAATTTAATTGTGGTTCCATCATAGTTACCTATGATGTGATACCAATTATTCGCTGTCAAAGTATATCCAGTTGGTGTATTTCTCCAAGCTCCATTAAAAAATCCTGCTTGTAAATTAGGGCTAGAATCAGAACCATTCCCTAAATTATAATTTAAGTTACCAGTTACATTGGGCCAAAATTCTGTAACAATGCAGGGAGATCCAGAGCTGTTGGTACCTGTGTAATAGTGCCATACTTCCACAGTCCAGTTAGTCATACTAGACAATGATGTAGCACTTTGAGCATATTGAGAACTAGCAGGTACAAAATTTAAATAACCCCCGTTGTTACTGTTATAGGAAGGTGAACCATACAGAGTGAATGTTTTGTTGCCAATTAAATCGGTCCAAGTAGATCCTGATCCTGGATAACTGGATGCATTGCCAGCATCTAGATGTAGTTGTAGATTGGTTGTTACATGAGTAACTAGAGGAGTTATACTGATACCTCCGCCTATGTTTATGCCACCTTCTATTACAAGTGCCATGGTATTATTAAACTATGGTTCTGTGTCTCACCATGGTTACTTTAAGTATGGCTTCACCATTGGATACTGCTTTTAATCTCACAAGGTTGCTAGAAATATCTGTGCTTATAGTAACCAAACCTTCAGGATAATTGTCACCGGTAGTAACAAGGTTGTACACAGTGTTGAAAGCATCTGAACCATTGTGTACGACTGCTACTTCTTGAGCATTGTATTCACCTAGGTTAGTAGCTTGCACAGTGATAAAATATTTTGCACCACGATACACAGTTTTATTCCATGAATCTAATATTTTAAATGGATCTGTTGCTGTAGGTTTTGGCAATTGCCATCTGTATGCGTTTACAGTGGTATTGCCGCCGCTGTTGCTGGTAGCACTCAGAGTAACCACACCGTTAGTGTGTATAACATCAAAAGTCAACATTTCATTGGATTTAGAAGATACATAACTGCTGGCCACGGCTGCAACCACGCCCTCACTTGATACATAAACATCGTATGCTGATGATGTGCCTTCGGTAGAGTTATAGGCTGTGACAAAATAATTACAAGCCACGTATGCATTAGAACTATCATCATTAGAGATAGAACTCCACTCGTCTATTGTGGTAGCAGAAGAAGTCACAGTCACAGTGTCTAACACTTTGGTATAAGTTCCTAGATTAGCAGATTCAGAATCTGATAATCGTATTCTGTACATTCTTACATCGTAATTCACTGATGTAGGAGCATTGGCCAGTAATCTCACGTTACCTCCAGATATATCGGCTGATAGAGTGATCAACGGCACGTCTCCTGAATTAGTATTCAACTGATTGTAAGGCATCACATATGCAATAGAACCATCATGTACCAGTAAACATTCAGTATTGCTGACTTCTCCGTTATCAGTATCTTTGACAGAAATATAGTATTTGGCTCCTCTATAACTAGCTGCACTCCAGCTGTCTATGGTGTTTAATCCTGCATTGGCATCTCTCAATAAATTAGTTCTATAAGCATTTACTGCTGTGGTTCCTCCACTGCTGCTCTCTGCGTACAGTGTCACTGTACCACTGGACCATGAAGCAGTGAATGTAAGATTAGTAGTATTTTTTGAAGATAATCCATGACTTGAAACAAAAGCATCTGATCCATCTGTAACTACAAAAACTTCTGATGTTTCAGCTGTTGCTTCAGCTGCATTATAAGCAGTAACAATATAATGAGCTCCTGTAACAGCATTAGATGCAAATGTATCTATGGCTTGAGCACTAGATCCTACGCTGGTAGTACCCACTATCTTATTATATGTGGTGGTAGAATTAGATTCAGAATCAGTTAGTATAACTCGATACATTCTCACAGTAAAGTTTTTTTCTCGAGGATTTTTAGCTAATAGATTGAATGTACTAGAAACTATTTCTACATCAATATCCATAAGAGCACTGTTACCTGTGTAGATAGGGTTGTATGTAACCACATAAGGAGTTGTATCATCATGAGTAACCAACACTTCGATGTTTTGTTTTTCTCCAGTATCAGTGGCATTGATGTTTATGTAATATTTTGCTCCTCTGTAAGTACTTTTGCTCCAACTGTCTAAAACTCTGTAGCCACCGTTGTCTCTCAACAAATGAGTTCTATAGGCAGTAAGAGTACGACTAACACCATCATACGTAGCTGCAGAAAGAGTGACTGTATTACCTGCTTGTGACACAGTGAAGTTTATATGAGCTGTATTATCCGAAGATGCATAGTTTGACATAACAGATGCAGTGGTACCATCACTGACCACAAACACATCATATACAGACGCGGTAGAGGCAGTGGAAACAGAAACAATATAATGTGCTCCATTATAGGTGGTAGCATTAAATGTATCAAAAGTTTCTCCTGAAGTGGATGATATAGAAGTAGCACCAACAATGTTGACATATGATCCAGATGACCCAGACTCCACATCACTTAATCTTATTCTATAACTTTTAACGTTGGTATTAAAATTACAAGATGCTAGTAATCTTACATTTCCACCCGAAATATCCACACTCAAAGATATTAAAGAATTATTTCCAGAATAAATTTCATTGAAAGTATTGATATAAGCAGTGGTACCATCATGAAATATTCTTGCTTCTATATTGCTTACTTCTCCGTTGGCAGAACTAGCACTGATATAATATCTAGCTGCTCGATAACTTGTTTTGCTCCAGCTGTCTAATACTGTAGTAGTTGAACCCAATCCTGTAGAAGATAGAGTAGCAGTATTTCCTGATGAGCCAGCTGTGGTACTGGTGCCTAATCCCACTCGATAATATTTTACAGAATTAAGATTGGTAGAACCTGTGCTGGTCAATCGTACTTTGTTGTTGGTTATGTCTGCTCCAAACGTCACTTGATCTTCTGTGCCTGATTGACATACGTTACCTGAAGCAACATAAGCTGTGGTACCATCGTGCAATAAAGAAATTTCTGCAGTACCAATTTCTCCACTGTTTTCTTCTTGAGTAACTGCAAAGTAGAATGCACTTCTTATAGATGAAGTTGTAAAAACATCTGTAACTTTTTCGTTCAATCCAATATTTTCCATTTCTCCTACCTGCACGTTTGAGTTAACCACGGTGTTGTTATATTCCTCAGCAGCTAGGAAACTTTTTGCTGGATCAGTGCCACTTTCCACAGTACTAGACCCAAGATTAATTCTATGATATTTTAAAGAATTTAAATTTGAAGAACCAGTTGCATATAATTCTATAGTTTCGTAGGTAGAATCTTCGTTTTTATCAACTAATCCAGCTGAAAAAGTAACCTGATTTTCTGGATCTCCAGAAGCAGTCACACCATGAGTAGATATATAAGCATCGGTATCATCGGCCACTAAAGATAACATCGCTGTACCTACTTCTCCACTAACTTCATCTTTAGAAACTGTAAAATAGAACGCACTATCATAGGCAACAGTACTGTCGTTGCTGTAGCGAGTGATTTGATCTGCAATTTTTGCAACATTAGTAATACCCACAGTGTCTCCCACAGATATGTTAGCATTAACAGTGGTAGCCGCAACAGAAATACTATTAACCACTGCCATGGCCTGTGATGTGGTGCTTGATGTTGTGGTATTGTCGCCTAGATTAATTCTTAAGTAACTAGCTGTGTTATTAGCAGTTGTACCTGTTCCATATATGGTCACGTTAGGATCTGCATATCCTGCTGAATAGGTTAATTGTCCTTGATCTCCTGTGCTGACTATACCACCCGAAGATACGAAAGCACCTTCACCGTTTGTGGCTGAAGATATGGAAGCTGTACCATATTCTAGAGCACTGTTGTTCAGTGTACCTGCAACATAAAATGCACTGTCATAATTGGCAGAACTCCATGTATCGAATGTGCCTGCACCTGAACCAATGGCTTGCGAGTCGTCCACAGCACCATATATAACCACTCCTGCTAGATCCACAGATATGTTGGGATCTGATATAACGATGTTGTTGCTGCCGAATCCTGTGAATGTAACCGAATCTGCAGCTACGTTGGATCCGCCGCCGCCGGTTAATGTAGCCCATTCCACAGAGCCTGTGCCAGAGCTGCTCAATACTTGACCCAATTCTCCATTTGTGGTAGGATATTGTAATCCACCCAATCGCACCGAACCAGTTACATTGATACCACCATTGACTTGAATAGCAGTAGAATCTTCTGAACTGATGTTAGTGGTTATCAGTGTTTTGGCATTTAGAGTTCCAGATATATTCACACCATCTGTGATTTGTATAGCAGTAGAATCTGCTGATGTAATTTCATTAACACTCAATGTACCTGTCACAGAAGGATTTGCAATAGTAGGAGCAGATGCTCGCACAAAGTTACCTGTGCCAGTGCCGGTGTATTCTGATTGTGTTAAGTGGTAGAATTCTCCCACTGTACCACCCTGTAAACCTGCTAAACTATCGTGTAACAGTGACAGAGGAGATACCACCAATGAAGCATTGTCCTGTCCGTCATACACATAGGTCAGTGTTCTAGCTGTGGTTGTGGTACCAAACACAATCATAGCTAATTTTGTAGCAGCAGTGATAGTGTATAAAGGTTGTGTGGATTCTGTGTTGTAGTTAGCAGCTACAGTGGAGTTAACCACAGGTGATGTATTAGAAGCAAATAATTTCTTCCACACAGTACCTGCCACTGCTGATTCGTTGGTATAGGTGGTTGGTGTGGAGATAGTAACCACTGTGTCGGAAGTTCGAGCAGTGATCTGATACAGACCCTGTGGTGTTTGTAAGAATGATGCTGTGGTGTTGGTAGCCGAAGCATCTATAGCTGAAGTGGCAAATGGTGTGCCTGCTGACGCTGTGGCAGTTCTTGATGTGCCTGATCCTGTGATGGTCACTGTACCAGTAACGAAAGGCACTGCTTTGTATATGTAGTTTGCAATTGTGCTTGTGCCCAAGCTGCTGTCCACATAAGCATGGTTAATAAATGACCAGTTACCTGCATCAATAGCTGTTCTGTTCAGTGCAGAAGTAATAACAAAAGCTGCCAATATATCTGTGGTGTTGTTGATGGCTTTGGAAACTGTCTGTTCTCCTGCAGTGCCAGGAAAGTTTTGCATGGTGATAATTTCGTTGTCATTGTTGGCACCTGTGGCAGTGATTGTGGGATCTGTGAGATAGAAAGAAACTCCCACACCTGCTGAAACTGCAGCACCCGATCCGTTCACCCATTCTACACCGTTGTATCTTAAGAATTGATCCAGTTGTGGATTTTCTATAGTTACATCAGCAAGATCTGATAGATATGCAGTTTCTTTGTATAGAACTTCTCCTCCAGCAGCAAAGTTAACTGGAGCACCATTAATGTTGATATCACTAGAATCATCGGTTACAATTCTGTTGATAACAGCATTACTCACTGTTAATGTGTTGCCCACTTTTACTGATCCAGTTACATTTATAGAATCATCGATCAGTATTGTGGTTGAATCATCGCTGGATATTGTGTTGGTTACTAAGGTAGGCAGAGTGGCAGTGCCAGTTGTGATCACATTGTTTAGATAAGCAGTGCCAGTTACTTCTAGATTGCCTTCAACATAAACTCTACCCGAAGCACTGGCTTTTAAAACAAGATTATCATCGGAACGAGTGGCTGAAATATTATTACGATAGATCGATAATCCTTCGGTATTAAAAGTATAGGCAGTTAGGTTTCCAGACACATTTACAGCATCATTGATCTGTATAGCTGTGCTGTCAGAGCTGGATAATTCATTAACGTCTAAATTTTTACTAACAGAGATAGTTAATTCATCACCAATTACTGCTGTGGTGATATTGTTTCCACCTTTAAATTTAAATGTTTCGCCAAGATTAACCGCAGTGCCTGTGGAGTCATCACCCACAAACGTGATTGGAGAAGTTTCTAGAGTTGAAGCAGCTGGAACCCAAGATCTAATTCCAAGAGTGTCGCTGGTTAGTACATACCCTGTTGATGAAGGTACACCTAAATCTGGTTCTGTTTCTGACAACTGTATAAAATTATACCTATCCGCGGATACCGCTGTAGGTGCAATCTTTTTTACCTTGCCGCTCTTTATTCTTCCACTACTCATTCTTTTCCTTTATTACTCGTTTGCGCTTTCTAGTATACTCAAAGTAAGTTTGAATTTACTGTTTGCACTTGCTGAAATTTTAAATTCACAACCAGTCTCAATAACTAATTTTCCAGATACTGCTGATAATGCATCATTTGCAGGTACTTCAAAATCTTTCAATAATTCTGTTACTGTGGATGCCGAGTTTGTTACACTGACTGTTACTGTGCCAGATGTTCCTGTCACGTTAGTAATCTGTGCCAACAAAACGATACCTGTGTATGATACTGGTGCTGTATAAACAGTAGTAGTCGAAGTTGTAAATTCTGCTGTTACTGTTCTGAATACGTTCAATGCCAATGCCATTTTTTATCCTCCTCTCCTTTAGTTGTTCAATGAGCCTTCTAGGGCTAATATGTAAGGAGTTAAAACCGCAAATAAACTTCGGCTGAACGTCCTTCCGGTTATTGTTCCTGTCGCTCGGTTGAACAACAGGTCATCACCAATCCTAAAATCACCCTTGTGATCTGTGCTGGTGTAGTAAACTTGTCCATCATTAACCTGTACGATTTCGTTCTCTTGTACAGGCACTCCGCCGCCAGATGGTAAAGCTGTGGCTAAATCATCTCCCGAGCCCACATATTCAAATGTGTGGCCGCTGGCAGATATTAATGATCTCTTATAGAATGTTGCTGTGGTGTTGTTGGCAATAGCGTCTCTCACAGTTTCCAATAATTCCACAGTGGATTCTCCGCTGCTGTTCACAGCAGTAGAAGATACTATAGTATAATAATTTACATCTCCATCAAATTTTACCACATCATTGACAGCTGGCCTAGAGGATAAACCGTCTATGATGATAGTGGTTCCGCTTTGGTTGGCACCATTGGTCAATCCTGTGAATAGAGCAGTGCCTATTCCATCGGCTTTTAATCCGTAGGTACCAAAAGATGTGTTAGAGTTTGTAATAGAACACTGTCCACCACTCTCGCACAACACACCGATATTGCAACAGATAGTGAACAAACTCACTAATTGAGCATAACCATCATTTAAAATATGTACTCCTCGTCCACCTGAATTGAATTGTGTGTAAGCATCTACAACCATGGATTTTAATCCTGCAGAGTGAGAACCATCAATCCTCATACCTGTGCCTGTGGTTGTGATACTGGAACAGTTTTGTACATAAGGACTGGTCACAATTGTGCCTGCAGATCCGTTAGGATTGTAAGCAAATGCAGCAGCAGGCGACACATGGTCTCTGAAAGTAAAACCAGTGACATAAACTTTGTTATTCATATAAAATAAATCGGCATTGGTAGTCAGTGGTCTCACTGTGGTAGTTCTTAAATTGTCTCCTACCAATGACACTCCAGCTGGAATAGTCACTGGATTAACCTCTGTGTAATCTCCGCTCTTAACAAACACTGTGGTTCCTGTGGTAGCCACTGCTAGAGCTGCTTTAATAGTTAAGAATGATGTGGCAAGAGTTTGACCATCATTAGAATCAGATCCACTCTTAGAAACATACAGCACATTGGCCACTGCAGTGGTTCCGTCGGCACTGATAGTTAATATATCACCTGTAGAATCTGAAGAAACTGATGTACTAATACCAGTTCCTCCCACAACTTTTATTGTTTCTCCATCTCCAACTAATAATCCTGTAGAATCGTCACCTACAAATCTTATTCCTTGTGCTGCAGCAGAGCTAGAAATAGTTAATGTATCATCCACTAAGGATGTAGTAATATTTCCTGCTCCTACAACGTTAAGAGTTTTTCCAGAATAAAATTCTCCTGTGGTTGAAGTATCATCTGCTACAACAAATTCCGTTCTTACATAGGCTAAATCATTCCACGCAGAAACACCATCACCAATCTTGATTCGGCGAGTGTCTAATTCATAACCAGCTTCTCCGGCAGCTAGAGTAGGATTAGCTGATGTCCAGTTCGCTGATTGGTCTCTTCGTAGTCTAATTTGTGCCATTTTAAGCAGTTCCTCCGTCGATCAACGCTTCTGAAATGGCATTGTATATTGAGTAAGCACTACCGCCATCAATTTCCAGCTGCGTCGAAGTATTTGTTATAGTTATCACATTTCCTAGTATAGAAGTGCTGATACCCGCTCCGCTGGTAATTTGTAGGGCTCCTCCATCAGGTATTGCTGTACTTGTAGAAGCATCATCAAAGAATGTAATACCCTGTGCTTGATTAGCACCAGTAATGGTTAGAGTATCTCCTGACACTGCTGTGGTAATTCCGCCAGATCCAATGATTCTTAAAGTGTCTCCAGAATCTATTGTGGCAACGGTTGAAGTATCGTCTTCTACATAGAACGATGTTGTAATACCAGAAAGTTGATTATCCACATAATTTTTTGTTGCAGCATCTTGATTAGCAACTGGATCGCTCACATTGGAAATAACATTGCCACTCACACTCAGTGTGCCAGCAATATTCACAGCGTCATTGATCTGAATTGCTGACGAATCTCCAGAACTTATTTCGTTAATATCTAATACATCAGCACTCAGTGTACCAGATACGTTCAATCCATCTAACACATTGATAGCTGTGCTGTCTTCAGATATTAGATCATTGGTCACAATGGTTTTGGCATTGAATGTACCAGACACATTCACAGCATCATTGATCTGTATGGCAGATGAATCTCCTGACGATATAGAATTAACATCGATATCTTTGCTGCCAGTAATAGTAACTGTATCATCCACTACAGCCGTTGTGATATTATTTCCACCTACAAATTTTAGAGTTTCTGCTGTGTTGATAGTAGAACCCGTGGAGTCATCACCTACAAATGTGATACCTGTAAAAGCACTTAGACTTGTGAAACTCAATGTTCCAGAACCATTAGTAACCAATACTTGATTAACAGAACCATCCACTGTGGGATAAGTGATACCATTCGCTACTAAACCGTTTGTGGTTACTGTACCTGATACATTCATGCTATCTGCAACTTGTACGGCAGTGGAATCGTTGCTGGAAATTTGATTAACTTCGATGTTATTAACACCAGTGATGTTGCCAGACGTTCCATGAGTAACAAAACTTGCGGCTGTGATAGTACCGCTGGCATTTAAACTGTCATTGACTTGTATAGCTGTGGATTCAGATGATGATATTTCATTGGTAACAAATGTGTTGGCAGTTAATGTGCCTGATATATTCACACCATCGTTGATCTGTATGGCTGTGGAATCTGTGGAACTGATTGAATTAACATTGATATCTTTACTGCCAGTGATGGTTAAAATATCTCCAGACATAGCTGTGGTGATGTTATTACCACCGGCCACTTGCAATGTTTCTCCATCAGAAATTCTTGTACCAGTGGAATCATCTCCTACCACAGTGATACCTTGTGCTTGATTAGCACCAGTAATAGTTAGAGTATCTCCAGATACTGCTGTGGTTATACCACCAGCACCGGCAATTTTAATTGTTTCGCCCACTCGAAGATCTGTACCTGTAGAGTCATCGCCT